CGGCGAGCTGTGGTGTATCCCGGTCGACGACGCGGCCGGAACGCCGGCGACGCTCGACGTGACGATCACCGGACCGGCGACGGGGAACGGGACGCTCTTCCTCTACGTCGGCGGATACCTGATCGAGACAGCCGTTACAGACGGCGACACGATCACGGAGATGGGGGACAACGTCGTCCTCGCAATGGCAGAGGTCGAAGGCCTTCCCGTCACGATCTCGAACGCGGTCGGCGTGCTCACGATCGACGCGCTGAACGACGGGACGCTCGGGAACGACATCGACGTTCGGGCCAACTACGCCGGCCTCGCGGGTGGCCAGAAGTACCCGGACGGCGTTACCATGACGGCGGGCGGAAGCGACATCGACGGGACGCCGAGCTACCTCGCCTCCGGCGCGACGGATCCGACGCTCGGGAACGCGATCGCCGAGATGGCGGACGAGGGCTATGACTACGTCTGCAACCCTTGGAGCCTCACGACACAGGCCGACCTCTTCGAGACGGAGCTTGCGGACCGCTGGGGACCGCTGAAACAGGTCTACGGGCACGTCTTCGGCGCGAAGTGCGGGACGCAAGGCACGCTCACGACATACGGGAACGGCCGGAACGACCCGCACCATACGACGTTCGGCGTCAACCTGTACCCGAACCCGGTCGAGGAGATCGCGGCCGCGGCAATGGGCGCGATCGCGAAGGCCGCGAAGATCGACCCGGCGAGGCCTTTCCAGACCCTCCCGCTCGAGGGGATCCTCCCGCCGAAAGCGTCGGACGCCTTCACCGTCACGGAGGCGAACACGCTCCTGCACGACGGGATCGCGACGACCTTCGTGTCGGGTGGCAAGGTCCGGATCACGCGCTGTATCACGACGTACCAGACGGACGGGTTCAGCAACCCGGACGCGAGCTTCCTCGACTACAACACGCTCGCGACGCTTCAGTACATTCTCCGATTCCTGAAGAGCCGGATCGAGGGGAAGTACCCGCGTCACAAGCTCGTGAACGACGGAACCAATTTCGGCGCCGGTCAAGCGGTCGTGTCGCCGTCGACAATCAAGGCCGAGCTGGTCGCCGGCTACTTGCAGCTCGAGCGCCTCGCGCTGGTCGAGAACGCGGACGCCTTTATCGAGAACCTCGTCGTCGAGCGGAACGCGACGGACCCGAACCGGGTCGACGTGCTCTACCCGCCCGATCTGGCGAATCAGCTCCGAGTCGTCGGGACGCTGGTACAATTCCGGCTCCAGTACCCGGACGCGGCCTAAGAGGAGGATCGCCCGATGGCAAACAAGATCGCAGGAACGGCCTACGTCAGAGCGGACGGCGTTCAGTACACGCTCGCGGGTCGGTTTACCGTCTCGCCGAGCAACGTCGAGCGCGAGGGGAAGGCCGGCCTCTCCGGCGTCGCCGGCTTCGCCGAGAGGCCGCGGGTCCCCTTCATCGAGGGCGACATTCACACGATGTCGGACCTCTCGCTCGCGGACCTCGAGGCGATCACGGACGCGACCGTCAAGGCCGAGCTGGCGAACGGCTCCGTCTACATCCTCCGGGAAGCGTGGACGACCGCGGCCTTCGAGATCGACGCCGCCGAGGGGACGGTCGGCGTCCGCTGGGAAGGCATGGAAGGAAAGGAACTGTAAAGCTCCGCAGCTCGGGAGGGCTGAACAGTGGCGAAGAACCGGCAGAGTGAGCCGGAGCGGACGCCGATACACTCGATCCCGCTCCAGTTTCCGATCACAATCTACGGCGCCGGCGAAGAGGTCGTCGAGCTGCACTTCTACAGGCGAGCGAACCTCGGCGACCTCCGCGCCGCCGAGCGTCAAGGGAAGGGAGAGATCGGCCAGACGGCGATCCTCCTGATGCGCCTCTGCCAGATCACGGGGAGGGAGGTCGAGGCGATCGACCTCGTCGATATGGCGCCGGTCGGCGCCTTCCTCGAGTACCTCACCGGCGAGGGTCCCGACCCGCGCCTCGAGGACGAGGAGGACGAGCCGGACGGCGAGGACCCTCCTCCCGGTCCGGAAAGTACCTCGAGCGGCTGACGGCGATCGCCGCCGAGCTGGCCTACGTCTTCCACTGGCAACCGTCCGAGCTGGAAGCGCTCTCGCCTCGAGAGCTGCTCCTATGGCATAGTCAAGCGGATCGGATTCTCGAGGAGATAAGGAGCGCGCGGGATGCCGGCTGATTTCAGCATCCGGACCGTAATCAAGGCCGTCGACAAGGTCTCGCGACCGCTCCGTCGAATCTCTGGCGTGATCTCCGGCCGCATGACCCGCGCCCTTCGTCGTGTCGGCCGAGCTGCACGGTCCGCAGCTCTAGCGCTCGGCAAAATGGCCATGAAGGGCGCCGCGGTCGGCGCGGCTCTCGGCGTCGCCGCCGCTGGCGGGTTCGTGAAGATGGTCGACAGCACACAACGCGCGCTCGACACGATGGGGAAGTTTGTCCGGCGATCGGGGATCACGGTCGAGGCCTATCAGGAGCTACGACACGCGGCCGACCTCGCCGGCGTGTCGAATCAGGAGTTTGACAAGAGCCTACAGAAGTTTACGCGGAACCTCGGCGACTCCCGCGCCGGCGTCGGAGCGCTTCAAACGCTCCTGAAGAAGAACGCGCCGGTCTTCCTCGAGCAGCTCAACAACGCCGAGAGCGTCGGCGCCGCCTTCGAGATCATGGTTGGCGCCATGGGGGAGATCAAAGACCCGGCCGAGCGCGCCTCGCTCGCCGCCGCGGCCTTCGGGCGCGCCGGTATGTCAATGACGCTGATGCTCGAGGGCGGGACAGAGCAGCTCCGCCGACACCGGAAGGAGGCTCACGAGCTGGGGATCGTCGTCGGCGTCGACGCGACGAAGGCCGCGGAGAATTACGTCGACGCAGTGACGCGGCTCAAGGCCTCGATCTCCGGCGTCGTCCTCCAGATGTCGAGCGGCCTCGGACCGTGGCTCACGAAGCTCGCCGACCGGATGCGGAAGTACGTCGTCGCAAACCGCGCCATGCTCGCGCAGAAGCTCGAGACGGTCTTCCGGAAGATCGTCGCCGGCGTCCGCGCGCTCTGGAAGTGGCTCTCGGCGATCGATTGGGCGAAGGTGGTCGAGAACGTGCGCGCCTTCTTCGGCGCCATCGGGGAGGCCGTCGCCGCGGTCGGCGGGTTCAAGAACGTTCTGATCGGCCTCGGCGTGTACCTCGCCGGAGGGTTCCTCCTCAAGATCGGCGCCGCCATCGGCGGGATCGGGAAGCTCGTCGCCGGCCTCGGAGCGGTCGGAAAGGTCGGCCTCGCGGGGAAGGTCGCCGGCGCCGCATGGGGGGCGGCGTTCGCGCTCGCCGCGGTCGGCGCGATCGCGGCCGGGCAGATCATCAAGGCCGGTCTGGCGGACTCCGAGCAGCGGCGACAAGAGCGGCGCGCCGAGAAGCGCCGGCGCGAGGACTCGGACGATCTGAACGTGCTCGCGCTCGGGGGCGGGACGACGAAGCGAGCGCAGATCGGGCCGGACGGGAAGGTGATTCAGAACAAGGCGCTCGCCTTCCAAGGCGACGCGATCGGCCGCTTCCAGAACGACGGGAAGGACGCGCTCGCGGCGACGCGCCGAGGGATCGCCGCGGACACGAAGGAGAGCCTCGCGGGGACGCTGGCGCTCCTCGGCATGGGGGACGGACCCGTCCCGACGTTGATCCCGAAGGTCGGCCGGCTCCAGACGGCGACGGGTCCGACGCAGATCGGCGGGTCCGCCATCCGCGGAGGGACGATCGCGCAGCCGGGGAAAACGGAGGTCGTCGTCCGCTTCGTCGACCCGCCAGCGGGGACGAGAGCGACCGTCGTAAAGGAGAGCGGACCCGTCAAGACGAAGGCGAAGGTCGGCAATCGTAACGCCGGACAGGGGGCGCCATGAGCTGGAAGAGCAGGCTCCGGCCGGCGAGCTGGCGCGGCGTCGCCTTCGAGGTCGAGGGGACCTCCGGGACGTTCGGACGCCGGACAGCTCGGCACGAATATCCGCAACGCGACACGCCGGCCGTCGAGGACCTCGGCCGAGCTACGCGCGAGCTGCGGCTCTCGGCGTTTGTGATCGGCGACGACTACATGAGCCGGCGCGACGAGCTGATCCTCGCCGCCGAGAAGGCCGGTCCGGGGATTCTCGTTCACCCGTACCTCGGCCGGATGCGCGTCGTGTGCGAGACGTTCTCGCTCGGCGAGGTCCTCCTCGAGGGGAGGGTCGCGCGGCTCGAGTTTACCTTCGTCGAGGCCGGCGAGCTGTCCTTCCCGACCGGCCGGAAGCTCTCGCTCGGCCTCCTCGAGGGAGCGGCCGACGCTGTGAAGAAGGCCGCGAAGGCGGATTTCGTCGCGGCCTTCTCGCTGGACGAGGGCCTCTTCCTCGCGGGGAAGGCGCTCGCGGACGTGAACGGGAAGCTCGACGAGATCGGCGCAGCTCTGGCGGCGCCGGGAGCTGTGATCGACGACCTCGCCGGCGTCGTGAAGAAGCTCGACAGCTTGAAGGACGACGCGGCGACGCTCCTCGACACGCCGGCCGCCTTCGCGGACTCCTTTCAGGACCTCCTCGGCGCGCTCGAGCAGCTCGCCGGCTACGACCAGCTCCTCGGCGACGGGTCGACGGGGGACGACCCGGTCCCGAACCAGACGACGCCGGGAGAGATTCAGGAGGAGGACAACCGGACCGCGCTTCAACGGCTGCACTGGCGGAGCTGCCTCGCCGGCGCCGCGCTGGCGATCGCGAACGTCACCTTCGACAGCTACGACGACGCCGTCGAGGCGCGCGACAAGCTCGCCGAGCGGACGGCGACGGAGGCGGAGGTCGAGAGCGTCGCGGGGAGCGTCGCCGCATACGAGACGCTCGCGGATCTCCGGACCGGAATCTCCGAGGACGTGACGGCTCGAGCTGCGGACCTCGCGCGGCTCCGGACCGTGTCGGTCTACGAAGGCGCAGCTCTCCCGCTCGCGTATGAGCTGTATCAGGATCGGGACCGCGCCGGCGAGATCGTCGCGAGGAACAAGGTCCCGAACGGCGCCTTCCTCTTCGGCGAGCTTCGGGTCCTCTCGGCGTGAGCGCTCTCCTCGGCGGAGGGTCGGCGTCGGAGCGCGCTCTCGTCGCGCCAGAGGCCGACCTCGCGGCTCTGAGGGTCCTCGGCCGGGAGTTTGTCGGGTGGACGCGCCTCGAGGTCGTCGCGAGCCTCGAGAACGCCTCGAGGAGCTTCACCTTCGAGGCCGCGGAGCGCTGGCGCGGCGAGGCCTCCCCGGTCCGCATACGACCCGGCGCCGGCGCCGAGGTCCTCCTCGGCGAGGACAAGGTCGTCGACGGGTTCGTCGACGCCGTCGACGTGAGCTACGACAGCGGCTCGCACTCCGTCACGGTCCGCGGCCGGTCGAAGACAGGCGACCTCGTCGACTGCGCGGCCGTCGCCGGGGGGAGCTGGCGGAACAAGCGGATCGAGGCGATCGCGAAGGACCTCGCGGCGACATACGGGATCACCGTGAAGGCCGAGGTCGACACCGGCGACAAGATCCGTCGACACCGAACGCAACGCGGCGAGACGGTCTACGACGCGATCGAGCGGATGGCGCGGCTCCGAGCGCTCCTCGTCACGGACGACGCGGACGGGAACCTCCTCCTTACCCGCGCCGGACACTTCGAGCAGAACGAGGCCGGCGTCGTCGTGTTCTCGGAGACGGGGACGACGGACGCGACGACGGCGCTCGTCCTCGGCGAGAACATCGTCCGCGGCTCGGCCTCCTTCGACGTGTCGGAGCGCTTCTCCGAGTACCGGATCAAGGGACAGCGCGCCGGGGACGACCTCGATTTCGGGGAGGTCCTCCAGACGAACGGCGACGCCGACGACACGGAGGTCGAGCGGACGCGGATCCTCGTCCTCGAGGCCGAGGCTCGAGCGGACAAGAAACGGTGCAAGCTCCGCGCAGCATGGGAAGCGGCGACCCGGTACGGACAGAGCCTCTCGCTCTCCTACACCGTACAGGGCTGGCGACAGGGCGACGGCCGGCTATGGGAGCCGAACCAGCTGATCACCGTCGTCGACGACTACAGCGCGATCGACGGGGATTTCCTCGCCGTCGAGGTCGTCTACCAGCTCGGCGAGGGCGGGAGCTTCACGACGATCCGGCTCGCTCCGATCGAAGGCTACGAGCCGATCGCTCCGTTCAAGCCGAGGCCGCGCCGGCGCCGGCCGAAGAAGCGCGGCGCCTTCGACGCCTTGAAGGACGGCGTCGCCGTGACGCCGAGCGGTCCGAGCTGATGCCGGACCCGATTCAGGTCCTGAAGATGCGGGTCCTCGGCGTCGTCGAGCGCGGCGTCGTCGTCTTGTCGACGGCCTCGACGAAGCTCCAAGCGTTGCAGCTCAAGATCGCCGGCGAGGCGACGGACGACGACCTCGAGCACTTCGAGCCCTACGGCCTCACCTCGAGGCCGCGCGACCCGGCCGCGACCGGCGACGAGGAGGGATCCGCGGAGGCCGTCGCGCTGGCGCTCGGCGGGAACCGGGATCACCAGATCGTGATCATGGTCGCCGACCGGCGTTATCGGATCACCGGACTGGAGAAGGGCGAGGTCGCGCTGTACAACTTCACCGGCGCGAACGTCCTGATCGACGAGGACGGGAATCTCGTCGTGACACCGAAGGGCGGCGAGGAGGTCCTCCTCGGCGGCGCCGGCGCGGCGAAGGAGGTCGTCCGGAAGGGCGACGCGACGCTCTCGGACAGCTCGACGGACGGGACCTTCTGGACGTGGCTCGCCGGCTTCTCGGACGTGATCGAGTCGTGGACGACGGCGCCGAACGACGGAGGCGCGGCGCTCAAGGCCGCGATGATCGCGTACATCACCGCGAACCCGGTCCCGACGAGCCTCACGGGAAAGGCGAACGCCGGATCAGCCGTCGTGAAGGCCGTCGACTAATGCTACGGTGCAACGCATGAGCGGAGGCGGGACCGGAATCAGCTACAAGGCGGTCAAGCTCGAGCTGGCGCGGCTCCTCGAGCGAGGACAGCTCCCGTCGACCTACGTCGACGAGATCCTCGAGGAGGCCGGCCTCGAGGCGCCGAAGAGGAAGAAGAAGCCGAAGAAGCCGAAGAAGGAGCGCGACACGTGAGCTTGATCGGCCGAGGCGATCTGAACGAGTACGCGCTCGAGCTGGTCCTCGAGGAGGACCTCGACGAGGCGGACGAGTACGGCCTCGACCCGATCCCCATGGCGGCGCCGGTCACAATCCATGGCGCCGGCGTCGACGACGGCTACTCCGGCGCCGTCCCGATCGGGTTCGATTTCGAGTTTGACGGCGTCGTCTACGACGAGCTGGCCATGGTGTCGACGAACAGCTACGCGCGCCTCGACGGCTCGATCAACTCGCTCGACAACTCGCTCCTCTACGGCGCGGCCGGGAGCGTCGATCACATTCTGGCGCCATGGTGGGACAACACGGAGACGGAGGACGCGACCGGCTACGTCCAATACGAGACGCAGACCCTCGAGGACGGGAGCCGCGTCTTCCTCCTCGAGTGGCGGGTCCTCCAAAACTACGCGCACACGCCGACGAACAAGCGCGTCCTCGTCTTTCAGGTCGTCCTCTACGAGAACACGAACGTCGTCGAGTACCGCTACGCGGTCCCGGAGGTCACAGGGTCGCCGAGCGCGACCAGCTCGGCGAGCGTCGGCGTCAAGCGGGACACTTCCGGTCCGGCCGTGAACGCGAACGTCCGGGATTTCTACGGGACGGATCACGTCCGAGGCGGGTCCGGGAAGACGCCGTTCTCGATCTCGCTCTCCGCCGCGCCGGGGAATCACTATCCCGGCGACGCGACGAACACGACGGAGGGAGAGCGCTTCCTCTTCCGCTTCTCGCCGCCGCTCCTTCCGGTCCCGGCCGGCGACCTCGAGGACGGTCCCTACACGCTCCCGATCGGCGTCGCGGCGAGCGAGCAGACCTTCGACCCGCTCCCGACCGTGAACGCGCCGGAGTACACGACGCTCGACCGGCTCGTCGCGATCTCGCTCTTCTCCGACGCGAGAGCCGACGACGACGACACGCTTCCCGTCGAAGGCGACAGTCGCCGCGGATGGTGGGGGAGCGACGACGGCGACAACTTCGGATCGAAGCTCTGGCTCCTCGAGCGCGCGACGCACACGCCGGAGAACCGAGCGAAGGCGCGAGATCACGCGCTCGAGGCGCTTCAGTGGCTCCTCGACGAGGGGATCGCCGAGGCGCTCGAGGTCGAGGTCGAGCAGCTCGCGGACGGGAGCGCCGGCCTCGTCGTGACGATCACGCGAGGCGACGAGGTCGTCCTCCGCTACCCGGCGCTCTGGGGGACTGTTTCCGATGGCACTTGATACGCTTTACACGACTCCGACCCTCTCCGAGCTGATCAGCCGGATCGAGGACGACTACGAGGCGCGCCTCCCCGGCGAGGGCGCCAAGCTCCGGCGCTCGTTTCTCTACGTGACGAGCCGGGTCTTCGCCGGCGTCCTCTGGGGTCTGTACGGCTTCGCCAAGTGGCAGAGCCGACAACTGATCTACGACACGATCGACGACCTCGAGACCATGAAGAAGGTCGCGTCCGTTTGGGGGATCGCGTACCTCTCCGGGACCGCGGCGACCTCGACCTTCGGCTTCACCGGGACGGAGTCGACGCTGATCCCGGCCGGAACCGTCGTCGCTCTGGCGAACGGCGTCGAATACACGACGGACGCGAACGGGACGATCAGCGGGGGGTCCGTTCAGATCGCCGTCACGGCCTCGGAGGTCGGCGTCGACGGGAACATCGCGGACCCGGCCGAGGTCCTCGAGCTGGTCAACCCGATCGCCGGGATCAACTCGACCGTGTCTCAAATGGTCGCGACCGAAGGCGGGACGGACGAAGAGGGTCTCGCCGGTCTGAAGGAGCGGGTCCTCGACCGGATCCGAGCTACGCCGCAAGGCGGCGCCGAGGCCGATTACGTGGCATGGGCCAAGGGGACCGCGGGGACGACGGCGACGGTCGATCGTGTTTGGGTCACGACGCCAGCGGACGGCGAGGTCAATGTGAAATTCACGATCGAGGGGAGCGGCGTCGCTATCTTCCCTCCGGCCGGCGACATTACGCTCGTCGCCGCGGAGATCGAGAACGACGACGCGAACGGCTACGCGCAGAACCGGCCGGTTACGGCGGAGATCACGGTAGAGGCGCCCGATCAAGACGCGATCCCCTTCACGATCAGCTTGAACCCGAACGACTCGGACACACAAGACGCCGTCGAGGCCGAGCTTGAAGCGCTCTTCGTCCGAGAATCCAGTCCGGGAGGGACGATCAAGAACAGCGACATCCTCGCGGCGATCGCCGCCGCGGACGGGGTCGATCACTGGAGCCTCGACGCCGTCGACGGAGGCGCCGGGACGGCCGATATCATCGCGGGGACCTCTGACGAGCTGCCGTATCTCGGGACCGTCACTTGGAACACGGCGCCATGATCTCCGGCTACGTCAGAGCCGCGGCGCTCGATTTCGCGGACGCGCTCCGGCGACACCTTCCTCGAGGCGCGCTCTGGCGCTTCGACGAGACGGCGCGCTTCTCCGCCTTCCTCCTCGCGACCGGGGAGGAGCTGGCGCGGCTACAGGGTCGCCTCCTCGACCTCCTCGAGACGGAGACGGACTGGGCAATCACGGACGAGCTGCTCGCGGACTGGGAGCGCGTCGCCGGCCTCCCGGACCCGTGCAACGACAACCCGCCAACGGACGCCGCGACGAGGCGCCAGCTCCTCAAGGCGAAGATCACCGCGACGGGCGGACAGTCGCCGAGCTACTTCAAGAACCTCGCCGACGCGATCACCGGCGAGGACTGCACGATCACGGAGTTTGGCGATCCGTGGGTCTGGGATGTCGAGGTCCCGAACAACGATGTCGACAGCTTCCAAGCCGGCGACCCGGCCGGGACGCCGCTCGCACAGTACAGTCCGGAAGTGACGGATCTTCTTTGCCAATTCGACACGATGAAGCCGGCGCACACTCGGATCACATACACATTCCCGGACGACGACCCGGCGACGTAAAGGAGAGCCTTCCTCATGTACAGGATCGACAACGCGAACAGCGTCGGAGCGCCGCCAGCCGTACCAGCTCCGGGGACGGAACAATACTTCACGGAGGCCGCTCCGGCGACGCAGGTTCCGGACTGGTGGCTGAACATGGTTCAGGAGGAGCTACGGAACCTCGCCACCTTGAAGGGCGCCGCAACGTCGAAGACGACCCTCGACCAGTGCGCTACGGCTGTCGAGATGGCGGTCCTCGCGATCGAGTCGCACGCCTCCGACACGGGACACGTGACGCCGACGAACGACAACGTCGTAATCGGGTCCTACCTCTCGAAAGCGGCCGGGACGAACGCCTCCGTCCTCGCCGCGAACCGGGCGGTCGCCTCCGGGAACCGCTCGGCCGTCGTCGCGAGCTTCGCCTCGGCGAACGGCGACATCGACGCCAGCGGGAACGAGAGCTTCGTCGCGGCGTGCAACGGTCAGAACAGCACGAACCCGCTCGGCGCGACCGGGACGACCTCGGCCGTGATCGCCTCGGCGGACGCCGCAGCCCAAATCCTCCGCGCGGCGAGCTGGTACACGTTCGTCGCGGCGTCGAAGGCGACGGGCGCGCAGACACAGGCCGCGGGGATCGGGACCTCGATCATCTCCTCGATCGACACGGGGCAGTGTCAAGGCGATTACAGCTTCACCGCGGCGTGCGACGACGCCTCGACCGGCGCCTCCGGCGACTACTCGGCGATCCTCGCCTCTGACGCCGGCGCATACACCGGCGCCGTCCAGTCCTTCGTCGCCGCTTGCGGGAACAGCTACACGGGCGCGCTCGGCTTCTACGGCGCGATCCTCGCGTCGGTGGACTGTGACGTGAACGGGACGAAGGCGCTCGTCGCTGCGTCGTATGACTGCTCGGCGGACGGCGCCGAATCGGCCGTAATCGCGTCCGACGACTGCTCGACACAGGCCTCGAACAGCTTCATCGCGGCGTGCGACGGGAACGACGACGCCGAAGGCCAGACGGAGACAAACTCCCTCAGCTCGGCGATCCTCGGCTCCGAGCGGGTCCAGATCGGCGGCGCCGGGGGTCTGAAGGTCCTCCTCGCCGGCGAGCGCTGCGAGCTGGCACAGGCGAACACGATCGCGACCGGCTACCACGCGACGACGACGCCGACGTTCAACGGGACGGATCAGAACCTCACGCTTCGGATCGACTGCACGACGGGCGATGTCGACACGATCGCCGGAGGGACGTTCAACACCGGCGCACTCGACTACGCCGAGCTTTTCGAGAACCTCGCGGCCGGCGTGATCCCGGTCGGCTCCGTCGTCGCGATCGAGGGCGACAAGGTCCGCCTCTCCCAAGCCGGCGACACGCTCGTCCGCGTCGTGTCGGCGACGCCGTCGATCATCGGGAACGGCGCCGCGCTGGAATGGGCGGACCGATGGGTCACGGATGAATGGGGTCGCCTCGTCGAGGAGGACCTCGCGCTCGTCAAATGGCCGAGGGAGGCCGTCGTCGAGGTCGGCGACGAGGAGGTCGTCCTCGAGGCCTACGACGGACCGGAAGAGGACGCGCCGGAGCTGCGGCCGAAGCACCCGTTCGCGTACACGGACGACGACGGCGTCGCGTGCGTTGCGTGGAACCAGAAGACGCAGAGGACCCGGACGCGCCGGATCACGCGGGAGGCCTTTGACGGCCTCGTCTCCGACGCGGGGGACCCGAAGACGTGGCCAGAGGACGCGGAGACGTACACGAAACGCGGCCGGGTCGAGCGGGACGGCTACGACGCCTCGAGGAAGTACGTCCCGCGCCGGGACCGGCCGGAGGAATGGACGATCGTGGGCCTCGTCGGACAGCTCCGGACCCGCGTGTCCGAGGACGTGAAGGTCGGCGACCTCGTCGGCGCCGGCGACGGCGGGATCGGAGAGCCGACGAACACGAACGTCGGCCTCCGCTGTATGGCGATTTCCAGTCCCTACGACGCCGACCGCGGCTACGCGATCGCGAAGGTCCTCGCGGTTTGATCGAGGTCGATTTCGACCACAAGAGACTCGCGCGATGGTTCGACGACATCGCAGAGCGACAGATCCCTTTCGCGTCCTCGCTCGCGCTGAACCGGACCGCGTTCGACGCGAGGAACAGGCTCCGCGAGGACCTCCCGAAGCACTTCACGGTCCGCTCGACGCGCACGAAGCAAGGGATCCGGGTCGGGAAGAGCACGAAGAAGAAGCTCGAGGCGAGCGTCGGCTCTCTGGACGACTACATGAAGCGCCAGACGATCGGCGGGACGAAGACGCCGGGGAAGGCCGGGATAGTGGCGATCCCGTCTCGCAAGATGCGCGGACCGGGAGGGAAGAGGAAGACGCTCCCGTCGAAGTGGCCGAAGGCGCTGATCGCGAAGGACGAGAAGAAGAGGGTCCGCAAGCTCTCGATCCGACCCGGCTCGGCCGGGAGCCTCCTCCTCTACCAGCGCAAGGGAGGGAAGCGGAACCCGCGTTTCGACCTGCTCTACGTGCTCGCCGCGAAGGCGAAGATCCCGCGACGGTGGCCGCTCGAGAAAACGGTCGAGGAGGTCGTCGCCAAGCGCTGGCACGTTCACCAGAAGAAGGCGCTCGAGCAGGCTATGAGGTCCGCAAGGCGCTAGACCCGAAAGCGGTCCGGCTGTTACGGTCGGAACGAAGGAGACTCCCGTTTGTCAGTACCCGCGACCCGTTACAACCGCGCTCGAGCCGGCTCCCTTTGGCTTGTCGAGGACCTCGCTCCTCGCCTCCGCGGCGCGGGAGGTCCCGGCTCTGAGGCCTTCGCCGCGGAGGTCGAGGCCTTCCAGCTCGAGCACGGTCTCGAGGCGGACGGGAAACTCGGGCCGGCGACGTGGCAACGGATGCGCGCCGAGCTGCGCCTCGAGGAGGCGCCTCCCGTCGAGCCGGACCCGTCGCCGGCGATCTGCGACACGGCCGTCGACACGCGCGAGGAGGCCGTCGACCGGATACGGTCCGGAATGAAGGCCTCGCCGCACCTTCGGGCGCACGCCGGCGCCTTCGTCGACGTGCTTCAAGGCGATTTCAACCGCGCGACGGCGCTCGAACTGTACCGCGCCATGCGGAACGACGGCCGGACGATTGCAGCTCGGATCCAGCAGCGAGGCGGAAAGGACGCGGTCCGAGCCTACGCGCGCAAGGGTCGGACGGCCGAGGAGATGCGTCGGAGCTACTCCAAGCGTTGGCACAAGTGGATCCGGGACGACTACCGCTTCGGCATGGGGATCCACTGGACAGCGGGCAACGGAGGCGCCGAACGCGCCGCGCGTTACCTTCTGCACACGAAGCCGGGGAGGGTCTCGTCGAACGTCTTCCTCGACTACGACGGCTCGGCCTTTATCGTCTTCCCGACCTTCATCGACCCGGAGATCGGCGACGACGAGCTTCTCTACACGGCGCACGGCGCACACAACCCCGGTTGCTTCGGCGTCGATTTCGCCTCTCCCGGCTTCCTCGAGCGCGCCGGCGCCGGCTGGCGGAACAAGTACGGCGGAAAGCTCCGCGACGAGGTCGTCGCCGCTTGCGGCGTCGTGACGCTCGAGGACCTCGCGCTTCGGAGCTGGGAGAG